GCTTAACCGTCTCCCGGTTTTCGTAGGTCGCCATCAAGAGCGCAGCTTTTTGAAAATCAGCTTTATTCATGGAGTAACTGTTGCACTCCCTACGCTAACGCCTACGGCATTGAAGGCAATATTGGTTGCATTGAACGTTGTTCCCGCAGGCAACTCCTGATCTGGCGTTTGCCCTGTGGGGAAAGTAGCCGGGAAAGTGAACGTAATGTCAACAGGATTATCTGTGGTGGTATAAGGAGGATCTGGTGCCGTGGATGATAAAGAACTAATGTCGCCATTGGAATTAAACACACAGTAAAGTGTACTGTTAGCAATAGGGACCGCATCTGTTACCACTGTTTCGCCTGTACTCCATGTTCCCGTTGGGTTAGAGAGCGTGATGCTAGGAGTATTAGTATCTATTGCTGAAACTGATCCGGTTGCAGTCGCTCCATTAGTGGTTGACATTCCAATTTGAATATCAGACAGGCTTTTAGTACCGCTAAGGTCAAGCTCTACAGTGCCAGGCTCAATAGTGATATAAATCGGATTACCAGCCGTTGCGTTGTATGCAGGTAGTACTACTACACCACCTGAAGTGGCATTACTTGCAGCGCTTCCGATATAGGTGTTATAGGGAACACTGGTTGCAGACCAACCAGCTGACGTTGCACCATCATTCGTGGAAGTAGCTTTAGTTGTATAACCGTAATTGATCCAAGCAGTGCCACCTGCATAAGCTATTGCAAAAGAGGTAGTAACTCCGGCACTTACCACTCCCCAGAGATACCCTGCGCCGCCCGTTGAATGAACGGCAGATCGCCAGATATTTGATCCGCCATAACTAGCAATAATTGTTCCTGAATCAGATATTCCGATGCTGGCCACAGTACCGGTTGGCTGTGGATTGGGGTAACTACTGATTACCCATGTAGAGGCAAAGTCAGTCGATCTGTAGTGAATACCGTTACCAGTAGTTGTAACAGCAACTATCCAAGCACCACCGTAAGTAACTATTCCATGTGCAATCTCACCGGTTCGGCCATAAGATGCAATATCAGACCACGTTTGTCCATCATCGCTAGATTTTGTCCAAGCAGGCCCGCTGCCATCACCTGCCGCACCTACCGCTATCCAATTGCCGCTGTTGTCGCTAGTTATCCAGTTGAAACTAGTGATTCCAGAATAATAAGTAGAAAGCGGCGATACGTCTGTCCAAGTAGAACCATGATCAGTAGACCTCATAATTAACGCTATGCCTGTTGTGCCGTCGTAGCCAGCGATAATCCAAGTTCCTGCCGTACTGCCGGCGACGCCATATAAGTTTGCAACGTTTGCGCCAGTAGCGGTAGGACTAAAAGCAGTTCCCCATGTTGGAGGATCCCCAGTGCCTATAGATACGGAAGTGGAGTTAAGAATTTGCATCCACTTGCCATTACGATCTGACGCAATACCCTTAACATTGTTGTTATATACACCGCCAGGAGTGTTGCCTGATGTCTGAGACGCTGCTGTAGTTGTGACGCTAGTAATAGAATCAGTTTCATAACTAACATCTAGAGTCCCCTCCACATAAGCTTCAATCTTCTTTGTCGATACGGGGTCACCATCTTGAGAAAGTGTGGATTCAAAAGAAAAGGTCTCGGAGGTGAATCTATCTCCTGTTGGATCATCAATAGCAAGAGTCGTACTCTCTATTATTGGAGCCGTTACGCCACCGCCGGGAAGATCCCCGGCCTCGATGCTGTATGACACTCCACTTCTATTCACTAGAAGAAGGTCTGTATCTTGCAGTGTTGACATGTTTTGAATTTGAACAGAATAAGAAGAACCCCCGCGACTAACCAGGAGGAGATCAGTGGGATTTGTCGTACTCATGGCAGAGTAGGTAGGGAAGACAAGTTGTAAGTAGTTGCGGTTATCTCGCCTGCTGCACTAACTGTCAGGGTCTCGGTTGCAGAATTATTGTAAATAGTGATAGCGTCACCACCATTCTTGTTTATCCATACCTCGCCACTATCTCGCAGTTGGACTCCATTTGACCCTGCACTACCGCTCACATAAGGCCCTATTGTTATATATCCAGTAGACACATCAACCACCAATGTATCGATATCGATTGTTAAATCCCCTGACGATGAGATTGCACCATTGCTGCCAATTACAGTTGATCCATTCCCGAACGTTGCGCCTGTTGTTGTTACTGTTCCTTCATCGCAAACTGATTGCAGATCCTGCGCGGCTGGTATCTCTGCCGCTAACTTCGCAGGCGTGACGATTGTTGTGTCATCCGTTCCAGTAGTTACCTGGGCGGTTGTTGCAATCTGGGCAATACCCTTAACAGTCTCTGTTGCATCCGGTTCAGAACCCGGTCCTGCTAATTGGATAATTGCCCCGCTTGAGTCCTCGATATAAGCAGCCGGGCTGCCTGAATTTGCATTGATCGCCAACTCCCCTATCTCTAGAGACGTTGGGACTTTATCCAAGACTGTTGAGTTCTTGAGCGTGATGGTCGTAGCCATTGCCAATACCTGGCGGAGAACACCTCACATCCGGAGGTATAACAATTCTACTTACCCCTAAAGAGGCTTAATAAGTCCCCCCACTCAAAGTGTCCGAGTTCTCCCAAAGTGCGTTGGTCCCGTAAACCAATATGTCGCCCTGCGTCGGGTTAGTAAGAGTCACGTCTAGCAGTTGGCCAAGAGTGCTAGCTCCGCCGCCACCGCCGCCCGTCATTGTGTCGATCCTTACCCACCCTGTATTAGCGCTGATGCATAAACACCAGTCGCCTGCGTCGTAACTAATCCCAGACGTGACAGCAATGCTGCTTCCAGCGGTGTCAACTACGAGATACAAGCCACCAAGAGTGTCAGTGGCAGACGGTAGAGCATTGCCTATCGACAATCCTGCTGTAATGCCTGCAGGAGTTACCCCTGTCACATCTCCCGTTGACGCATCAATCGTGCCGCCCCATCGCAGGTTGTCGGCCGCCAAGCGGCCAAAGCCAACACTCATCCAACTATTCCCGTTCCACATCCTCAACTGCGCTGTGGATTCCTGGAACCACAGACACCCAATTGATCCGGGATTGGTATTTGTGGGCTGCCCCTCTTGGATATAGCTGATGGAATAATCCGCCAGCATTTGCCGCGTAATGCTCTTATCTCCTATAACGCCAGGCGAAAGCGTTCCACCCACGATCTTGGTGGCTGGAATATTAGGAATATCATTGGCGGCAAGTAGTTCCCCGTCAGTGACTCGGCCATATTGGTTGACCGTAACCTTTGGGTATATTCCCGCTACTACTCCTGTGGTTTGCAGACCTATGGCACCTGCAGCCGTAACCTGAAGTTCAGGGCCTGGAACGCTTACCGCTCCTATTGCTGCATTGGTAGCCACGGGTAGATCCGTTGGACCAATACCCGCAACGCTGGTTATATGTCCTGTGTTGTTGTAAGAGATACCTGCACTCGTTCCAGCGCCCACTACATCCGTGTGGTTGAGCTGCCCCGCTGCAGTAACGCTTAGGCCGGAGCCAACAGAAACCACACCCACTGCAGTAGTGGTAGCAATCGGAAGCTCAAACGGCTGAATGCTTCCCAGTGCTGTGACATGCCCCGTTGCATTGACTGTTACTCCATTCGTGGTCTGAGCAACAATCGAATCTGCATGGTTCACCGCCCCGGCGCTGCTGATGCTCAAGCCTGAACCGAGGGGGATATAAGTTCCACCCAGCACGCCGGCACTAGTTCCAGCCGGAAAGACGGCCAGCGTTCCTGCGCTATCGAGACTCAACCCCTGGCCAGGTTTTACCACCCCTGTGACAAACGATGTTGCAACAGGCAGATCACCTGAAACGATTACTCGAGCCGCTATAGCTCCTGCCGCTGCAGTTGGTCCGGCTAAAAATTGAGCGGCGGCGGTGGTGTTCCCTAAGGATGACCCGCCTGCCGCAATCTTTGCTGCCGGGATGCTGGCGTCGTCTATTAAGACAACACCCTCCTCAACTAAATCCTTAGCGGTGATCTTTTTGGTCTCACTCGCGCTGACATCGGTTATGGCAAGAACGTCATCGCTCGCCAAGTCCCCCGCCGTCATTGGCGGCAACTGGGAAATCTTTAAATCTGCCATTCCAGCGAACTAAACGGTATCTCTCTCCAGTCTAGAAGCAACGTCTTGATTCAATAAAAGGAAGCCGTTGTTCTCCTGAAGTAGATAGAACCCTTCTGCCGTGGCGATCTTCATGCGGATCGGCCCAGTGGTAACAAACTGAATACGACTACGAATAAGGCTGGTGGGCTCAAGGCTTATAGCTGAGTTGGTGATTAAGGCGTCAAACTCAAACCACACCTGATCATTCGCCGCATCGCCCGCACCCACCTCGGGACGAATCACAAAAAGTTTGGCGCGAAATTTAGAACCAAGAGTCTGCCTAAGCACTAGCTGATGCAGATATGCTGCCTTCTCTGTTGGCTGGTTCGTACCATCACACATCTCCTGGCGGTAGCTGAAGAAGCAGTTGAGCGATCCGCTGCCGCTAATGATTCCGCTGTATTGGTTTCTGAACTCATCAGTTAATGCTGTGACATCAGCCGCTTCGCGTGTATTGCTGAACTCATAGTCAGTACATTGAGCTAAGCAACGGCCCGTGCTCTGGTCCACCCCAACTTCCAATGGAATGGTCCGAGTAGGTTGCTGCAGAGACACCCGCCCCTGTTGTTCTCCGTTAACTGCATCGCCGAAATAGTGATAAAGCCGGATCCCTCCGACATCATCGACGTTCACATACCACGCACCATCTTCGTGGATGGTGTTGTCTATCCACCCTGATGCATCTACAAAATCAAGCAGTCCCCCATCCGTCGCCTTGAATTGCACCAAATCACCTGTGATCAGCATCCCAGTGGGATAGGTGAAGCTAAAACGGTCCTTTGCGACGCTAACGTCTCCGGGGGCAAGCGAGTAAGTCTCGTTGTCTACTACCCCTGCGCGGATTAGCTCGACAAATCCTGACTCCCCTAAAAAGACAGTCATAAAGCAGTTGCGATAAACGGCCCGCTCTTCTGGAACTGAACAGCTACTTGCATCACGTCACCCACCACAACGCCTGTTCCTGCCCCAGTGAAAACAGCCTCAAACTCAAAATATTTTGGGCCGTACTTAAGCTTTAGCCTCCCTATAGAAGACGTTTGTGCCCCCTGCTGTAAAACCTGTTCCATCAAGGGAACTGGCGCGTCGTTGTAGTACAAAACCGTACATGAACCTGATGCACTTCTCAGCCCTGTCGTGAACTCTCTATCCATCGCCGCAAGAGTTGTTACCTCTAAAGCGTCTGTATTCATGCTGAGCTGCCAATCCCTAACCTTCGCCACTGGTAAGCCTTGAAAATCAAGACTTCCATCGACCCCGCTGTAATACGTCATCAGTTACCCTCTAACTCGCCAACAAAGCTGACCCTAACTGTAGAGCGACCCGGTTGAACACTATCTACAGCAGGGGGCTCTGTGTATTTCCAGTACAGACCAGCCGTAGCTTCCTGTAGCCATACAGCGAGATTGACAGACGTTCCATCGGTCACTGATGTGAACGTGGCATTGTTGTCCCCGCTCATAACATCCACATAATGCTGAACTATGAGTGCAGCGTTGTCGTCAGTGATGTTGGAGAAAGCCAGATCCAAAGTGCTGTTAAAACGTCTGCTCCCGTAACGCAAGCGGGTTACTGCTCCGTTCTGCGCCGTAAAGCGTTCCTCGGCATACACGCCAGGCGTGTACTGCCTAGACGTAGGGACCAACGGAGGAAAAGGAATGGAGTTCATTAGCCGTCTACCTCAAAGGAATCATAAGTGAACTGAATAACTTCCAAGCAGCCACTAGCTGTTAGGGGTTGGTGGGTGCCCGTTATATGCACGAAGCCATCCTCTCCAATCGACAGCGCCTCTACCTGATACACACGCGCAGTAGTCGATTGAGTAATGACTGCAAACACGACGCCCCAGTAATGCTCATCTAGAACCTGGCCATTAGTTACAGGTGTTGTCCCCTCCCGGATTTCGGTCTCTCCAGGTCGCCAGTAGTAGAAAGAAAATGTTCCATCCTGCGGCGCAGTTGTTCCCGTTACATAGCCAGCACTGTCTATGGAACCGTTACTGAAGCGGTCAGTATGTGACGCCTCGCTCACCACCTTTATGTAGCTGCCTGGAAACAGAGCCGCCGCTGCTCCTGGTGTGGTCTGAAACTCAATCGAATGATCGACCTTCTTACGCAGTAATAGGGCGTACTGAGCAAACGTTTCAGCGTGGTGGCGATTAGTGCAAAAGCTCACCAGATTGAACGATTCCACAGGGTCCGTCACTGATCCACCGGAAGAATTAGACAGGCGCACAGTGAAAGTTTTGTTGATGCTAAATCCGTTCTCCACCTCGTCTCTATAAGTCACTTGGGCGGTGAACATCTGCCGCTCTTCTGGCGGAAGCATTGTTACCAACATGTCTTTCATGTTCCCATCAGTGAATAAGGCGCTGATAGTCACCGGAATTGATGGATCTACTACTCCACTCGTAGCGTCGAAAGTTACTGCTGGCGTCAACGCGAATCGACCGCCAATAATCGTGAAATTCAACATGCAATAAGCCGCCTGCTCAAATATCCATTCCCTTAAACCAACCCGATCACCGATGACACCATCCCAGTAGAACCCGTTGGCCACGCAAAACTGGGCTGCTCCTGTCATTGCTTCCCTGTCCACAGAATCAGGAGATAGCCGCGCCCCAGCACCAAACTCCGTGCTAGTTAACAGGTTGTAGACAATTTCAGGAAGAATATTGGTAGGGCCTTTCAGACCATTTACAGGGTTGGCGTTGTCATCAAGCAACCTGTCTACATACATTCCCGTTCGGCAGTAAGCGGTCAACTGCCCAAGGCTGGTCCAATCCCTCCCCGCACGTATTCGGAGCCCTACCAATGCAAGGTCGTTGTATTGAGGCGGGGTCTGGTTTCGTAGTTGCTCGTTTACATAAACCACTGAATGCTCTGGACCTCGGTCATGGCTGGACTCTTCTTCGTCGTACTTATGCCAATCATTTAAAGCATCGTGGGCATTTAATTGAAATAGCTCCACCTCCTCTGGCTGGCTTGTATCCACATTCAAAACCAGGGGAACCTTCGTTCCATCGGGGAAATCCATCTCCACAATTTCGCCCTGGGCATAACCGCTTCCGCCGTTGACGACAATCCATTGCCATTGGCCTTGTGCAAAGCTCGATGCGTTGATAGTTAATCCCCTTGCCTGGTCCACCACAAAGTCAGTGGGGCCGTAAACGTAAGGAGCATTCGCTATATCAAATTCATATCTTTCTATGTAATAAACATCAAGCGGGGGAAGGGCCGCTGAGTAATAGCCGCGTTCGATGCTGTAAAAATATCTGGTCTGCTGCCCTGGAACTTTTACCTCTCTGCTTATGTAGTAAACATTGCAGTTGATGTCAGGGAAATAGCCGCCAAACACTCCCACCACATAGCGCCCCACCTCTCCACCGTCCAAAATGGTGTCAGTGTTTAAAGGGACTTCTATCCCGTCCCAAAAAGCCCGTCTTGTGGCCTCGGGTTGTCCGACGACATGCCACACGCCAAACGCTCCCTGGCCTGGTGAAGTGGGCACATAAACTGTTGATTCAAACTGGTATGTGCTGTCACTTTGAGCGGTCGTGTATTGATCCCCTCGGCGATACTGGGCGCTGGGATTTAATGCCGTCGTTTGCTGAGTATCACCACTCACAAGGGCATTGTTCCAAATCGCTTGAATGAATGTTCCCGCTATATCAACCTCGTAGTAATAACCAGCACTTAAATCCAAGAAATCGCCATCAGTTTGAACCCAGTCATCAGCACTGACAACTGGCTGAATGGTGGTGTAGAGGGAACCCTTCCTATATTCCGTTCCAATGGGAACTTCAATGCCTTCCCAGAAAGCTTTTTGGAGAGAGGTGTCCTGGTTGTTAATAACAAAGGCGTACTGAAAGATTCGCGTAACAGCGTCGAAATCAATGGCAGTTTCCACTAGTTCCCACTCAGCCTCGGGAGGCAACTCGCCAACCGTCTTAGGTGTTACGTCAACAACCTGCCCCAATAGGGGGTTTCTCCCATACTTTGCAAAGTCTCGGTTCTGCGTCTCCTTATCGGTAAGCCTGATTCTCCTCCCTGAATAACAAAGATAGATGCCATCCCTGGTCAGTTCAGGGTTCATTCCTCTATACACCCCATCCAGTTGTATAAATTCCCCTCCTAAAGAATCAAGTGCTTCTGCACCGGGAACAGGTGCCAAACGAAATTCAAACTGACCGGGTGGATGCGAAATGCGTATGAAGTTATATAGATCTGTTGGGGTATTTCCTGTCACCCCAAAGAAGGTTCCAAAACTTATTTCGCTCCATGGGGTGTCAAATGGAGCCTCTACTGGCCGATAGAAAAGTCTAAAGAAGCTCCAGCGGTTGATATAACGATTGACGCTGCCAAGCTGAATGGTGTCGGTTTCTGAGTTCTCATACTCCTGTATCACCTCAGGATCGGGCTCTGAATTTACATTGGCCCAGTTGTTCAGACGCTTCCAGACATTGCTTCGGATGCCAATTTCTGTCTGGTCACAGGTGCGATTGTTCGTTACTACCCCAAAAGAAGCGCGTGAAATGTGGAACCCATAAGGAGCATTCACGGCCTCATTCGCCGCGTCTCCATCCTCTTCTGGATCCCAGAAGCTAAGTATTCCTCTAGAGCGCACAACAAACTGGTAACTCTTGGCAGTGTTTGGCATCCACGGCTCTGGAGTGGATTGCCCTATGCATTCAACATAAGCCGTTCCAGCTAGAAAACTTTCGCCAATATGGAACTGGTCGTCTGTGCTGAATCTTCTATCATCTACAGCGTTTATGACATCAGTCAGCCCAAAAGGTAAAAAACGATTCTCGTCAAAAGACGTTCCACTGATTAGATAATCTATCGTGTCATTCACTTCTAACCAGAGGGTTTGATTAATCACCGTCTGGCCGTTATGCTTCACAAACGCCTGGCGGGAAGCGTAGGGAGTTTTATTCTTTAGATTCTGTGTTCGGCTGTCTGTGTTCTTTCTGAGAATTAGCTGGTAACCAAACCAAAAAGGGGTGCCATTATTGTTGGTTTGAGATACCCCGAATCTAGTCTCAGAGGTTGGGGTTCTCGTTCCAGAGAAGAGAGCCGAATATCTAGTGGGCGCCCAATCATCTTCAGCTAAATAAACATCTTCATATCCTTGGCCGTACATTGTGGGGCCGGTATATCTATTGTCGGTTTGATCTATTCGGCCACCATCTGGGCGCCAATAAAGGGCATACTTATTACGGTTGTATGTCTCTAATAGTTGATCCCCTATCGCGTAACCTTCGACATCAGGCGCTGAAATAGTCCCAAGCCCCACAGTAAAAAGAGCCTTTAGTTCTTGCTGTGTTCCCTTGCTCAACATCTGAGACCAGACAAGAAGAGCCTTTGTTCTTATTCCACCAAAACCTGTCTCGGAATTACGGTTGGCGAATACCAGAGGGATAATATCTCCTAAATTCGCTAAATCCTGGAGTGAATCAAAAGAAAAGTATTGGGCGAACTTCGACTGTCCCTTAATATCAGCGGTTCTAATACTTCGCGGGTCATCCGGGGTCTTTGGTTTAGGGCTCAGCAACATTGACGCTGCAGTCAATGCAATGCCTATAACTAGATTTACGACTATTGCAGTTACCGGGCCGTTGTTTATCTCAGGAATGTGGGAATACTCTTCAGGTCGTTCTTTCGCTTTGGTTTCAGCTAACTGGCAAAAGTAGAAATAATCTTCCCTGGTAAGCCCTAGCGTTTTACAGAGATCTACCTCAAAGGGGAGTAAAGCCCTAGAGGAGTAAGCCCGTTGATAGGAACCCAACTTATCTTCTTGGATCGGTTGAAGTGAAGCCATCCGTTATCAAAGAACACCGTTAGGCCCAATGAAGAACCTGAACCGGCGCATAGACCAACTGTCCCAATTCTAGGCGCTGATATTTGCTCGCCCCATCTCTCCAGTTCTTCGAGAAAAACCGCGTAGTCACCCGCTCTCAATCGTCGATACCACGAACGCTTAGGAACAGGGATTGCAACTCCTTGAGATTTTAAAACCGTTAAACACATACTCAGGCAATCAGCCGCATTATGCCTCTCTGGAGAGGCCCCGAGCCTGTACGCCAACCCGATCAATTGATAAGGGGAAGTCACCTGTTGGAGATTGAAGAGGTAAGTGGCAATGCTCCCACTTGAAGCTCAGTCAAGCGGAGGAAGGGAGCCTCCAACCCAATAGCATCAATTGCGCTGCTTAGTTGCACCTCCACTTTTTGGGCGTCGTAACCCATCGAAGCTGCAACCCATATCTCGTCAGATAGCAACGTTGCTGGTGCCATCGTGTCGGGATTCATCAGCACTGTTCGGACTCTTACGGACCACCGTTGGGTGACGGCTTCCGTTATCAGGTTGGTGCTCACCTGATTACTGGACACCGCCAAACCACTGATCAGGTTGTCGCCGGTTCGCGATTTTGTGGCGCCTTGATAGATGAATGACAGGTAGGGATAATCGTTCCCCTCATAAGCGATTGGGTTGCCTGGGACGCCGTTTTGATACCTCCCCTGTAGCTCACCCGTGGCCTGGGTTAGATCCATAAATTGGGTGATAGCTTCAAGGCTCATAGGGCTAACCGTTGTCGAGTGGAACGATTGTTCCTGAACTCGCTATATATCTGAGTCTTGCTCATGGCTGCACCCCTCTTGGCAGCCGCTGCCATTCCCTGTTCCATGGCTTGATTCATCTGCGCGGTTGTGACGTAAGACTCTCCACCGATAGAAACAGTCTCAAACGATGGGCTGTAGACAACACTGCCTCCCTCACCACCACCGGCAGAGTCATTTCCCCCAAGCACTTGCTCTCCGCGAGCGCCTGCGGAATAGCTAGCCATAGCTGCAGCCATCTTGCTCTCTGGAATTACATATTCCGGCTGGCCACCTTCACCAATCACCGCATTAGTTGGGCCTGTGACATAACCCCCCTCAGCAAAAGGCGTGAAGCCAGGAGGCGCGGCTTGCCAGGGCATCGAACCCCCACCACTCGCCCCAGGGCTCAGAATCCCTAGAACTTTCATCACCATCGCCTTGGCGATCATCTGGGTGGCCATGTCAATAAACGCCTTGCCGATGTTTGCAAACATCTCAGAGAATGCTTCCTCTGCTGT